AAAAACTCGGACTTACAGGACGTAATTTCTCTGCTGAACAAAGACAACCATAGATCCTTGCCTGTTTTGTTTCCCTATTATTAATATAACACATTGACAAGAGGATTCAAGTCATCTTGTGCAACTTCTTGAACTGTCACACTACTATTTAATCTTTCTTCTGCTATGGTATAGTAATTCTCATCCCTTTCAATACCAATAAATTCTCTGTTGGTATTAAGGCAAGCGATACCAGTAGTTCCTGATCCCATGCAAGGATCAAGAATTGTATCTCCTTCATTTGAATATGTCCTTACCAAATACTCATATAATGCTATTGGTTTTTGTGTTGGATGTAGTTTACCCTCATCCTCTGCTGTTTTAAAATATAGTACACTTCGTGGGTATCTTGTTCCTTCAGTATTCTTAACATGAACTGCTTTAGTCTGCTTACCATACTGAACTGCATCCCTAACTGCTTTACCTTTATCGTATGGTTTGCCTACTGTCATTTGTGGATTATATGTTGGTTGTTTCTTATAGAATACAACTATATCCTCATGAGATCTCATAGGTTGTTTCTTTGCATTGAGATAACCAGTTGACTTTGATTTCTCCCACACTAAACAATACTTAAAATTAGTATAGTTAGTTGATATGAGTACGGATGTAAAAGGTTGTGCTGCTGTACTTACAATCGCACAATTAGGTTTACATATTATGTCCACATAATACCAAAATTTATCATAATCAATGATCTTATCCCACTCATTACGTCTTTTATTTAATGTTCCATACGGAAAATCTGTCAGTAGCAAATCTATGCTCTGTGGTTCAATGTTTGGAAATACATCAAACATATCATTATGATACAGATTCATTTAATTAACCATTGTATAAACTCATTATACACCATATTATCAAGATTGAAAAGTCCTCTAAACTCTTCTTTGTATATTGGTTTTGATGATGATCTCTTACAAGTTGGATTTACAAAGAATATATTAACTTTCTTTCCTGTAAACTTCTCGAAATAATGTTGATAATATTGAAATGCTGCATCCCCACAAGCATTTTGACCCGCAAAAATTGCGTACTCTGCATCATCAGGTACGTCTGGGGATTGTTCTAGTTCAATAAAATCAAGTATTGCACGTTTTAGATAACAAGCATCCAAATATGTTTTTGATTCTATCAACTTTGTCATTCTATTGTCTTTATAAACGTGCCAATCAACTTGTAAATTCTCTAAACAATATCCATTTACTTCCTCTGTTTTTACATAATCATTCTTCTTTGCATCAAATCCTAATATGTCACAAGTTCTCTTGATTAAATTCTCATATAATAATCCTGATGCGTTTCTTGCATCCCCACCACCACCATTTTGGTGTATGTTTGGAAGTGCATCAAGTTCCTTATCATATAACTCGATGATAGGTGTTAAATCCATTAAAATACTGTGATTATACCTAGTATAATCAATCTATATGAAAGATGCAAGAGGAATGTGTCAGTTATTTAATCGTCATACACTAGACATTCTGGTTCGTCTGGGTGCAAATCACAAAATACTTCTAGAGCGGTGGGGTCGTGATGATCTCCCGCTTTAATCTCTTCTTCATGATGTCCAACATATTCCTGTAGTTCTTGAAGTTCATCTTTAAGATGTCTTTTCGCTGCGGGGGAAGTTGTTGGGTCTTCTAGTTTCTTTTTATCGAACTCGATATGGTCTTCTATTGATTTCATAATGTGTTTTTTGTTTGTGTTAATACTATTTATGTTTTTAATGATGATTTAATGTTCAGTTAAATCCCAATGCCATCTAATAGACTTGATATAATCAAATGTATCGTGCATATATGACCTATCATCATTGTCATACTTTCTCTCACATAAAAAATTTCTCATTTCATCTAGTGTCTGGAAATCTCCTTTGTGATTATAATTTTCATCATATAAATGGTATTTCATTATTCTGTACTCTCAACTTCACTAAAATTATTAGTCAACATAGTCACTAAAGTTCTACCCTCTGCTGCACATAACTCGTGGTATTTTGTATTCTCCTTGACAGCATCTATAACTGTGGTGTATATTTCTAAAGGTCGGCAATCAGAATTAAGACACTCTTGTACCCACTCCTTTAAAATTTTTAATGATCTATCGTCTGTCATTTTCAAAATTCATTGCTTTTTCTATTATACCTTGAACCTCCTTTGAAGTCAATGAGTTCATCCATTTCCAATTTGGGTCTTTCTTATCCCACTCAACTGTATAAGTTCCATCTTTGTTTTGATTAATTTTGAGAGAATCCATTATGCTACTCTGAAATAGTTACTGTCCATCCAATTCATTATACCACACAATTTAATCTTTTGCCCACTTCTAATATGATCTACAACATAAAATTTACCTACAATCAACATATACTTATCATTACCACCTTTATATACCACTCGATCTCCTGCATGAATTTGCATAAAAATACCCCTGTAAGACAAGGGTATTTATCTTTATACAATTTACTTTATGACTAACTTATTAGAACCTCCTTACATATTCTTTTACATGTATGTTGATCTTCATCACACTCTATTAAACACTCGTAGTACTCTGCGATTAATTCATCGTGTGGATCAGAATATGATCCCGATAATTGATTAAAAGAAATTAGGTTGTGCATTAATTTTTTCTCCATAAAACTACAATAAGAAACAAATAACAAATAAGTTTTAGTGCATCTTGTTCTCCGTTCAATTCTATCATTATTTAGATGAATTATGTCTTGATTTCCTAATAATTTAACAAAAAGAAATGCCTACGAGTTTATACCTACCGCCATTTAGTATATGGTTTTGACTCAATAGCAATCTTATCTTTTACTGCAATTAATTTTGCTGTCTCTAATTCGTCACTCTCGTCTGCATAAGCATGATGGGTAACTTCCTTTAGAGTTTTAAGATATTCTAAAACGTGTTCTCGTATCTCCATCAACTCATTGAAGCAATCTTGATTATATGCACACCCACGCAAATCAGCATCAGGTTTCATTACTGACTCGGTAAAAAGATCTAACGCTCGTTGGTATCTTTCAGAGGGTGTTTCATTTTTTCCGATTGAGTTTTGATCGTGCATCCTTCTTCTCCTTTTTAATTCCTTTTTGTATGTATATCATAGCACATTCAAAATTTTTTGAGAAGTGTTCAATGATACCATTATGTACGATGGCAAACTTACGACCATCAGACGGAACTGCTGCCCACATACCATCTTTTGTTACATAACCAGTTGGTTGATCTGGTTTTGGGTCTAGTAATGTGGGAAACGTAGTAGGATAAAATGTCTGATAATTAGAATTTCGCATTTACACTTACGATTCTCGCATTAGGATTTCTAGCAAGAGCAACTCTTCTTGCTTCCTCATAATCTACAGCATACACTTGCTCGGTAAACAATTTACCTGCAACATACAACTGGACTTCGCATTTCATAGTAATACCTTAACTATCTTTATTATATAATGTCTAGGATGTTTATGGTGGGTTCTTGTGACACTTCTTGAACTGGATGATAACTCTTGACTCTTTCTTGAATTAAGTTACCATAGTCTTCATGTAGTTCACACCCAATATAATATCTACCTAGTGACTTTGCTACTGCTGCTGTAGTTCCTGATCCCATAAATGGATCAAGAATTATATCTCCTTCCTGACTCCCTGCTTTGATGCAAGGTTCAATTAAGTCTGGTGGATATGTGGCAAAATGTGCTTCCTTATATGGTTTGTTTGTTACTGACCAGACAGATCGTTTATTTTTTGTTGGATATGATTTTGTAAGTCCACTATGCGGTTGGAGTCCTGTTCCTTCGTTGTGGTATTTTCCTTTGGTTCTGTCTCTTGTTCCCCAATCTTTTGCGGGTTCTTTGATTGCTTCATTGTCGTAGTAGTATTTTTTATTTTTACTAAACAAAAATATATATTCGTGTGACTTCGTACACCTATCCTTCACACTCTCTGGCATCGGATTTGGTTTATGCCATATTATATCTTGTCGTAGATACCATCCGTCTGCTCTCATTGCAAATGCAAACATCCAAGGGATTCCAATTAAATCTTTCTCTTTTAATCCATCTAATTTGTTACCTCTTTTATTACATTTATCTGGTAGATCTTGTTTAGTTTTAGATACTGATTGTTTAGGATATGATTGACCTTTACCAGGTCTATAGTTATAATAACTATCCCCAAGATTAACCCATAGAGTTCCATCATCAGTTAGTACATTTCTAACTTCTTTAAATACATCTACAAGATTATTAATAAAATCTTCTGGTGTATTCTCCTGACCTATTTGTTCATCTTCCCCACCATAATCTCTCAATCCATAGTAAGGTGGGGATGTAACACACATCCTCGCACTCTTTGGTAGAAATGCCGATAGAGTTTTCTTACAATCTCCAAATAAAATTAAATCTTTCATCCGTATGTGTGAATGTTATAGTGTTTACGAACTGGTTTATACTTGGGTGTAGGTTTTATCCTAACCACCTTAAGGATTCTTAATAGTGTTTCTGATTTCATTTTGTGATAACTGAAGTTGCTGCTTCGCCTTTGTTGAATATAGTATCAACAACTGCCTCGACCTTTCTGGCGGTTGAGATACCAACTTTAGAGTAAACTGGAATACATACAAGACCAAATACTTTGTCCTCTGCACCTTTACGGATGACTCTACCAATGGTTTGTGAGATTCCAACGTAATCCATAGATCTCATAAACAAGACCGCTTCAAGACCTTTTACGTTGATACCTTCAGATAGAATACTGTGGTGTAGTACAACAAATCTTTTGTCTGGGTCTTGACCCCATGCGTTGAGTACATTGAAAAACTCTTCTCTGTTAACTTTTTCTCCATCAATTATAGCACCTGTCTTGGAAGTAATCAACATATATGAATAACCTCTCCATGCTAACTCATTTACAAACTTTGTATGAGAGATTAAGTTGACAATTTGTTTTGTAGATTTGGCACATATAAGAACCTTGCTCTTCTTGAGATTGTCCATTGCATCAATCATTTGCTCACAATCTCTGTCAGCAACTAACTCATCTTTCTCCAAAATTCTTGTCCGATAGACTTCTACCTTTGGTGGTAGTATGTAACCTTGATTGACAAGTTGTGGTGCGGGTACATTACATATCACATTACCAAATATATCACTATCATTCATACCCGCTTTGAGTGGTGTTAGACTGTGCTTTGGTGTAGCAGTAAAGAAGTATGAACGATCAGCATACATTGAGAAATACTCTACAGATTGAATAAAGTTTTTCTGTACTGAATTATGTGCTTCATCAAAGTATATTGTATCTACATGAATACCACTCTCTTGCACTCTATGAAGTGAATGATATGTGGTAAAGATTATCTGATTACTTACAGCATTTTTTGTTGACCATACAGATATTCTGCTTGCCTTTGTAGTTGAATAATGATGTGTCTCTCCACTATGAACGTGTAATACTTCTGCATTATCAATGAACTCAAGAAACTCTGATGATAATTGGTTGGCAAGTAAAATGCGAGGTGCAACAACTACAATGGTCTGACCCATGTATGATCTGCTAAATTCATTCATAGCATCATCAATCATACACATTGTTTTACCACCACCTGTGGGAACAATTATCTGACCTTTAGTATTGCGAAGCATTGCTTTGATTGCTTGCTCTTGATGGGGTCTTAATTGCATTAATGTAATAATATCGGTATGTACCTATTATAGCAAAAAAGGTTCCGCTTGGGAACCCCTTGTGACGCTTTTTCAACTGTCTTTAAAATATATTAAAACTTTCCGAACAAACCATACAGAGTATGTATAAGTTCATAAATTTTAACCTAGTTACAGTTTGCCCATGCAGAACCAGTATAGACTTGTAATTTATTAGTGGATGTATTGTAAATTACCGCACCTGTTTCTGTTGATAAACCTGTTCTTTGAGTAGTAGTCAATTTAGGTGGAAGCATATACATCCTATTCTGATAGTTAACAATAGTTGTATTTTTCCCTGCATCAGCAAAATCAACTGCTGCTCTTGGTGCTGTGGTTCCCACACCTACCGCACCAAATAAAACTCGACCATCGTTTACATTTGTCTCTAGATCAATTCCATCATTAATCGTAGTACCTTTAATTCTTAATGAACCACCTTGAGTAAAGGTAAATCTATTAGAGGTTGCGGGGTTTATGCTTAATGAGACTCCACTTGATGTAACACCAATACCAACACCAGTTGCAAATTGTGCGGAAGTTCCTTCTGTTGTACCTGTAGTCTTAAGACTTAAAAATGTAGAAATACCTGACGATGAATTTACATTACCAAATAATGTAGAATTAACTGTTGGAACATTTAATGATGCTCCTGTGATTGAACCAGCAGCAATAAGATTATTTCCAGCAGATATATTTCCACCAGCAAAACTATTTCCAGTTACAGTAGATGTACCTACCACATGAAGATTATCAGTTGGAACTGTAACTCCAATACCCAACTTTCCTCCATAGGTAAGTGTCATTAACTCATCAAAGTTTGATCTTCTTATAAAGTTAAAGTCTCCTGTTCCAAGTCCTACTGTACCCGCTTCGAGATAGAAATTAATACTACCCTTACCATAGTTAATAATATCTAAAGACTGTGGTGTGCCAGAACTAAATGGGAATGAAGTATTACTTGAATTATATCTTATTGCAGCATTGGTTCCTGTAACAGCAGAACTATTACCCAATACCATCTGACTCTCGCCAGTTGAATTAAATATCTGTAAGTCTGTATTAGGTGCAACTCCTAGTCCAAGATTTGCACTTTGTAGATTTCCAGTTACATTTACAGCACCACCGAATGTCGCACCAGATGATACGTTTACATCATCTAGAGTGGTAAGTCCTATAACATCTAGATGTGTATTTACTGTAGCACCACCAGAATGAGTTGTTGCTCCTGTAAATGTGGTCACACCAGAGATAGAAACATTATCTAAATCTGTATGTCCATCAACATCTATACCACCAGATATATCTAAACTTGATGCTGTTACTGCTCCAACAGATATATTAGGTGTGCCTGATAAATTTGTAGCAGTTCCAGTTGTATTTTGATTACCTGCTGCATTTACACCTGGTAAATTTATATCAGCAGAACCATTAAAAGATACTCCTCCAATATTTCTCGCAGTTGCAAGAGTTGTTGCAGTATCAGCATTTCCAGTTACATTTCCTGTAATATTACCAACAAAACTCGTAGCAGTTGCAACACCTGTAACTACAATACCAGATGGATTTGTGTCAAACTTGGAAGAATTAACTTCACCAGTTAAATCACCACTAACATTACCAGTTACATTGCCAGTTAATGCACCTTGAAGTGAAGTTGCGGTTACAACACCAGATACAACAATACCCGCAGCATTTGTGTCTAAAGACGGAGCATCAAACTCTCCAATAAATCTAGTAGCAGTAACAACACCAGATGCTCTTATATTACCAGTAGAGTTAATACCAACTCCTGTACTTAAATTATTTGGATCTCCACCAATTTGTAAACTATTTCTTGGATCATTAGTTGATATACCTACATTTCCACCATTATTGTATATACTTGTATATCCTAATCCTACATCAATATCCAACCATTGAGATGTTGGTAAATGCTGTAGATACTGACCATCTCCATAAAAAGTAACAATACCAGATGATGCTGTAATGATACCTGATGTGATTGAAGTTATACCTATATCTACTGTTGTTAATGTTGTGACCCCTGTGACTTGAAGAGATATTGAAGAAGTTAATCCGCTGATTACAGCATTACCTCTGACATCTAAACTCTCTGTGGGAACGGTGGTTCCAATTCCTACCAGACCTCCACGAACGGTAAAGTCATCATCATCTACCTGAACGCCATGTCTGAAATTAAAACTTTTATTAATACTCGCCATTTTACATGAGATTTTTAGTTATTTATCATTACTTCTGTGTCTAGTTTTACATCAACAAACAAAAAGTTCATTGGTTCATCTGATTTATTAAATGCTTGATGTGTATAGTGCATAACATCACATACTTGTGGTTGACCTTCTTCCCATATCATTTTCCCATCTTTTATATTAATCCACTCCATATAACACTTATTTTTATCTGGTATTGAGAGAGGTATCTGTATTCTTTTATATGGATACCTTAAAATGTCTGGGTCTGTATGTGGTTGAAGTATAGTTCCTGATCTAAATGAAGTATAGTTTGAAAATAATATATCTTCATTCTTATAAATCTCGTACACCTCATCACTCATATATTTTTTTCTAATAATTGTAGATTTCTTTACAGACTTCAACCAATAATAATCAATGATTTTATTTGAGTACCCTTCTATAGTGGGTGCTTTCTTCAATGGAAAGTCTGTTACTCTTGCCCACTCATATATTTTATGTAGATCATTTCTAGTAATCATAATTGTCTATAAATTTCAATAGATGGAAGTAATTTTTCTGCTGCAATTTCTATAACTTTACTTGATAAAACATTATCTGCATAAAAAGTTTTATTTTCATATGAATTTGTCAAAGTTAAAGTTGAAATTCCAAGAAAATCTGACAACCTATCATGCTCTGTTTGACTCGTAAAAAACTTTTCAGTTGATAAAAATAGAACATTATCAAAAACTTTTTCAAAGTTATTCTTTACATTTACATATAGATTTTGAAATTGTGGAAGATCAATATATTCATAAAATAATTCTAGTGGTGGTTTAATTTTATTGTGCCATCCATTTATATCATATGATAAATTTACGCAATGAGACCACAATCTTTTTATTGGTTCACGAAATAATATTATAATCCTAATATCAAAATTATCACACAAATTATCTCGTACCTCTTCTAAAAAATATTCTGGTAAGATACATACTGTTTGACTAAAATCAGCAACTGATTGAAATTTATCTTTTAGATTTCTATTAAGAAAACATTTATAATCTGCAAAATTATATGGTAAATCAAAACCAAAAGCTTGTTTATTTCTACTTACAAGATAATTTTTCCATAAATCTTTAGTATCTTGTGGGTAAATGTCATCAGTATTACCATCCCTTAAATCACATAATATTTTTAAATAATGAGTTTCCTTATAATTCATATCATTGATAAGGTTTTTATCTTCTAATATTTTCCAAAGAGTGGTAGTCCCAGCTTTTGGCATACCAGCACATAAAAATAATTTAGGTTTCATAATATATTCTTTGATAGTTTGGATAAAGCATCATTCCATAATATTCTATTTCCCTCAAGATCATGTAATGCAAGTGTCACAACAAATCTTTTTTCATTTGTAGGATTATGAGAACTATGTAACTTGCCAACATTAACTAAATGTGGTGTACTTAAATCTTTTTCATAAATTAAAGTTGATTCATCTTCTTCTGCAATCAATACTTGACCATGATAATCATCTTTCTTTGTATCCGTTCTATACTCCATAACTTTATCAGATTCCCACCATCTTAAAGTGCTTCCCTCTGCACCATATTGAAAATATATTTTAGTCCAATCTAACCAATTAGTATTATCAGAATGAATCACACCATCTTGTAATGGTGGAGTATAAAATACTTCTATCCAATGACTACACATACCCAATGATTTTAAATATTCAAATAGATATTCATTATTTAAATCTTGTGGATTAAGAGTTTCATGAAATGTTACCCAAGTATGTTTATCTGTGTCAAACTTTGAAATATCAATATTAGGATATAATTTTGATGAAAAATTTAATTCTCTACAAAAATCATTCATAATTTTGTAAACACTCCAACGATTCCATCTTTTATATCTATATCATACCATTTACTCTCTAGTTTTGCAAAGTCCATTCTTCGTAATTCAATACCATTAATGATTGGTCTACCATCGAAACATATCAAATAACTTTTAGTATTACCTTCAAATGATTCATTTACTAATTTACCATCCCAGTCAACTTTTAAATCTAGAGTGTTAAATCCATATATTAAAAACGGTTCGTATGACTCAAATATAGTATGATGCCCAATATATTCTTTCATGTTTATAAACCTATGCTCATTTGTATCGGCAAGTTTATATTCAGATGAGAAAGGTTTGGCAACTCTTCCAGAACCTTTTACAATAATTTGATATAAAGTTGTCCTATCATCAGCGTGTTCTGTAAATAATACGTTTGCCTCTCCAACTTCTGAACATACAGAAAATTCTCCACATTTTTTTATATATTGTTTGCACTTCATAATTTTACCTCTCTCATTTTTAAGATCGCTCTTCTATAATTTTCTGAATCACCTTCTATATTTTTTCCAACCAATTCAGCAAGATTTAATTCACCACTTATCTTTTCTGATTTGTTACAGAACAATTCTATATCATAATTTTCTTCATCATCTTTGATTGCTTTGTCACCATATAATCTCATCAAACTTTCAACAAAAGTATCACAATCATATAAATCTAAATTTTTTAAATCTACTGCACCAGGATTATGTCCTAGTATGGGTTCTCTTGATAATGATTTACACATACGAACAACAATTTGTTGTGTCTCTGGTAGGTACTCATCAATTCTGAATACTAATTTCATGCTTGCTCCTGTATCATACCCCAAGATGTGGCAATATATTTCTCTTGTCCTATTGGTGGATTTCCACGATGAGTGTGTGAATATCCAGCAGGGAAAATAACAACTCGACCTTGCTTCGCATTAATTCTTTTACTCATATACAAAAATTCAGTTTCACCTGCTTCCTCGATAGTATTCAAATATAATTGAACGACAAAAGATCTAGTAGCAGAAATCACACTACCATTCTCGTAGTGCCAAGCATGAAATCCTCCACCAGCAGGTATTTTTTTAACTTTTAAATCATATAATAAAAATCTATCTTTCTTCAGAATACTATATGTATCAAAATAATCCGTAACACAATTATTCATAGATCCAAAAAATTCTCGACCCAGATATGACCATGCAGCAAGATCATATGAATGAGACATTATTGAAACTTTATTGTCAGTTATATGTCTATCCTTTTCCTCTTGAACAAGAAGAGAATTTTTCTCCATCTCATCCATATAATTCATAAAGTTTTGACAAAATTCAGATGATACAGCATCATCATACACACCAATAAGGTCTTTCATAAAATCAATGATAATAATTTATTTAGTTAGCGAACTTGACCAGTAGTTAAGTTAGCATTTGGAATAATAGAACCACTATTATTTACAGTTACAGAGATACTATTTGAATCTCTTCTTAATGGAACTCCGTTAGTTCCAGCAGAACCACCAGAACCACTTGATACTGTACGACCAGGACCTGATTGACCTCCTTGACCAGCAGAAGCACCTTGGTTTGGATCACCTCCATCACCACCAGAACCTGCAACTACACCTCCACCATTTCCACCACTACCACCGTTACCATGAACAGTTTCTGTTGCGTTTTGTCCAGCAGCACCATTTGCACCATAACCAAACGCACCACCAGTGTTTGGGCCACCAGCACCTACAGGAAGTCCAGCACCTCCTCCACCTCCTCCACCAGAGGATAAGTCATCTCGTGAGTTTTTATCAGGGTCATGATAACGATGTCCACCACCGCCACCACCAGCATATCCTTGTTGAATATATCCACCACTTGCCACATTCAAAGTACTATTATATTGAAATCCTACTGCTGTATTTCCATTATTACCATTCGTACCATTTCCACTTGTTCCATTTCCACCTTTACCACCAGCACCATAAATTTTACCACTACCACCAACATCTATTGTAAGTTGTGTACCAGAATCCCATGATCCAGTTCTTAATGCTGCTCTGTGTGTATCATTGTTAGTATCAGAACCTATTTTTTTATTAACATTCACAAAAACTTTAATAGCACCTGTGCTTGTTGGTCTAGTTCTAAATCCACCTACAACTGTAACACCATTTGCTACATACTTATCTTTTGCGATTACTCTATATTCTGTTCCTCCAGTATGATAATCAACAACAACATTTAATCTCGCATTATAAAAATCTTGAAATGATATAGTTTGACCAGGACCTGGTATACTTGCATTTGCCGAAGGTCCACATGAATTTTTATCTAATCTTAAACTAGATAATGATCCTATAGTTTGATTAAGTCTATATCCACCTAAACCACCACCGCTATCTCCGAACTCGGTGATGATATTTGCAAAACTAATTTGACCGCTAGATTGAAGTGCCATATTAATATTTTTAGTTATTTATACTTTTTCCAATATTTTTGATCTATGTACCCCATAGAGTATTGTAATTGGTCTTCTTTTAATGTTAATGTTATGTCACCAACTATTGCTAATCTTTCATCATGAAAAGACTTATCAACACATTGTGTGCTATGTTGAATACTACTTGGAAACAAAGCGATTGTTCCTTCTGGTGGATGAATATAAAATTCTTCTGAATTTAATTCATTAAATTCTTTTACCATTGTCCTCTCCTCATATCTTGACTCAAGAGACATACCCAAGAAAAAACTATTCTTATTATGTGGATTAAGAAACTTTAATTTATGTGCATTGGGTGGCATATTAAGATAATATACAAATGATATATGACTCGTTGAATGAATGTGCCAAGGTATTTCTTTGGATGATCTTGTCCTTGATAACCATGTTTTTGTAATAACATATTCAAATATATCTTTATACTTTAAAACATCCATTACATATCTTTTTGTATGTAATATAACTTCATTGAACAAAGGATCAAGATTATCCTCAAGATGAATAAAAGGTCTGCCTGTATTCTCACTTACTGTAGAATTTGCATCAGAATCCTCGTAATCAAATTTATGATATACCTTATAAAATTCTTCTTTATGATCTTGATGGTCAGTCACTTCCCCAACATAAACTGTTGTAGGGAAAATATTAAAAAGTTGCATACTAATGGGTGTGCTTTTTGAGTTCCTCTACTTCTTCTTTAAGTTCTTTAATTGCTTCGATTAATAATGGAACAAGTCTATCATACTGCACTGTGATGTATTTGTCATCTGCAGGTGC